AGGGTCGCTTTCAGTCATGCCCTTTTCTTCCTGCAAGCGCCGCCAAAGCTCGGCGTTACTGGTCTTAATCGCCCGCAGTTCGTCGAAGATGTAAAGAGTCAACTGTGCGGGATTGTAGCAGCATTTCACCCAATGGGCGGGATCAGGATACCAGCCAAAGTCCAGCCCGAAGTAGATGCTGCCGAACGTTGCGATTTCGCTGTCCGTAATTTTACGGATAACAAGGTTGTCAAACACCTCGCCGCCCGTACCCGTCACCTCGCCCAGATATTCATGCCGGTACGCCTTGGAGTTAATCAGCGCCAGCTCCAGAGCATCGTTGAAAAACTGCTGTCCAAGCCACTCGGGCGGAACGCTGCGGTAGTCCGACGAATGCACGAGGGTATCATGGGTGGGACGCAGCACTTCTTCATTCATGAAGTTCGACTGCGTTTCAGGCGGGTTAAACGTCATAAAGTTCCAGTACAGGTCGCCGCCGCGTCTTGCGGATTGCAGCACGGAACGGATTTCCTTCATGCCGGAGAACTGGTCGGCTTCCTCGAACCATGTCACGCCAAAGTAGCCGCGGGGTGCTTTGATGGACTTGATTTTCATGGGGTCATCCAGCCCTCGGAAAAGGATAACCTGCCCCGTTTTCTCGCGCTTAATCTGCATGGGCGACACTCGGCAGGTGAACTCGTCGCTCAAGCCCAGCTTGTCGATGGCGAATTGCATCTGCCCAAACACGGAATCGCGCAGGGTTTTCGCCGTCTTGCGCAGAATCAAGGCGTTCACATCGGGATGCTCCAGCATAATCAGCGGGATGACAAAGCCTGTGAAAGAGGATTTCAGCGAACCACGTCCGCCCTTGAGCATGTACTGCGAATGCTTATGCGCCAGCACATCCTCCAGCAGCGCGTCATAGTTGGGGGCGAGCAAGTCCTCGATGTAAACATCACTGCGCATCTTGATCCGTTCCCGCTTTCTCGGCTGCCTGCCCGATGGCTTTCAGCGCTTCCGCCGTCGCCTTTCTCGCCTCTTCCCGTGTAGCTTTGTCCTCTTCGCTTTCCTGCTCCAGCGGCTTATCCCCCCGTATCAGGTGGATGCTGATGCCGTCCTTTTTCTGTTCCGCCGCTTCGCCCTCCGGGAAATCCGGCAGAGGAGCGTTTTCGCCGAAAGCGTATTTGAAAAGCCAGTCACGGGACTCGGTGTTTCCCGTCGCCAGATACTTCTCCACTTCCTGCATGACGATGAGCGTCTGGATAGGGACGTTCTTTTTCTTCGCTTCTTCCAGCGTGTAAATGTCGTTTGGGTCGGCTACTGCGCCCTTGCGGTAGCCCATAGCCAACACCGAACGGATAATCTGCGAAAGCAGCGCTTGTTCGTGCCGCTGCTTCGCCCGCGCTTTACCGCCCTTGCTTCGGATGGCCTGCGCTTCTTCGGGCGAACGCTGCGTCACCGGGATCAGGTTCTTGGATTGTGGCCCGCCCGGCTTACTTCCTCCCTTTGCCAAAGCGTGTCACCTCCCGTCTGCTTGGCACGGAAAAAGCCGCAGGGGGCATTGCACCCTCTGCGGCTCTGCGTATGCGGTTCTGATTACTTCTTCTTCTTGCCGCCCTTCGCCGCGGGTTTCTTCTTCGCGGGGGCAGGCTTCTTCTTGTCGGGATAGCAGGAATTAAGATGACCGGCGAGCTTGTTCGCCTGTTCAGGGGTCAAGCTGCGGAGCTTTTCGTTGATGTCCATGATGCTTCCTCCTTGCTGTTAATAGCGCTTACGGGTCATGGTCAGGGCGCTTCGATCAAGCACCGTATAGTACGTTTCGTTGCTATACTGGTCTGACGAGATAACATTGTAGCCGCGTATCAGGGCGAATTGGCTGTAACTGTCGTGCGAGCTGTGCGACTTCGCAAAGCCCAGCGCCTTGCGCGCCTGCGGATGGGACTTCACAAAGGCGTCGTAGTCCTGCCTGAGCTGAGTCTCGGAAATAACTCTTGCTTTGCTGTTCAGCACCGCACCAACGGTCTGACCCGTATGGTCGCCGTAGGCTTTGGAGCCGGACAGCGAGTTAGAGAAGTACAGACCGTCGCCGTGAATGCCCCTGCCGACAAAGGTTAAGTCGCCATCTATAAGCATATCACAACAGTCGCTCGATGTAAAGGGGACGCCATCAACTACGGTGTCATTTACTGTGCGATATAGGACAGGCGAGTTCTGCGCCAGCCCATCGAACGTGTTTTGATCGACGACTTCCGGCTTGCCGTTCATGCCCATAGCGTAAAGCATACGCTGGAGGTGGAGGTCGCTCAGGAATGTCGGTATGTCGGTCTTGTTCACGTCAATCAGAAAATCGTGAAGCTCTTGGTCGCTCATATTCGCAAGAGCCGCCTGTGTTACACCGGTCGGCGGCTGTGTGCCGTTCAACGGATCAGGCTGTAACTGCTGCGTCTGTATCGGCGGCGACACAGTGCGCTGAAAGTTTGCACCGCGTCCGCCCATTTACTTGCCCTTCTTTCCGCCAAAAACGCCCCGTGCTCCCTTTGCGGGCTTGAGCAGGGTAACACTCTTGCCCGTGGCGATAAAGCGTTCCTCGCCCGTCTGGGGGCTATTCTCGGCGGTCTTTCTGCCGCTCTTCTTCTCCACCGTCTTGGAAGCCTTGCTCGTCTTGCTGGTAGCCATGTGATACTCCTCCCTTACTCGGTAACAATTTCAATGTCCACCACGACACGCGGCAATGCGCCGCCCAATCGTGGGTAGGCCGTTGTGCCGTCAAAGTGCGCGCCCGTAGCGCGGAATACCGTGCCGCGAGAAAGAATGATTTCGGCTTGCTTCGCGTTGCCCAGTACGCATTTCGTACCGCCCGGAGCTTTGATATTCAGGTACACCTCGCGCCCGCCTGACTGCGCCCCGCTGATGAACGGGTTCTTGGAGCGGTCAAAGGCGGTGGACACAAACTTTTTCTCCTTGTACTCCGCGCCCTTCACCGCCGCGTTAAGCTGTGCCGGGGTCATGTTCTGGTAGTTCTGCACGCCCAGTGCCTCCAGAAAATCCTTGTGCGCCGCACGGAACAGCATCGTGTTCTTGCCCAAATCATGCATAGCCGCGTCGAGGCGCTGCGCAACATAGGTTTCCGTAGCGTCCAGCGTTTGCCCGTTCTCCAGCTTGTGGTTCATGTTCTGCGACAAGGTAAAGCCGTTGGACTGCGCATCCTCGCGGATGTACTGATTGATTGCAAGCCTTGTGTTGATGTCATAGCGGTTCTGCGCCTGCGCCATGTCGTCCGCGTCCTGCTGCGTCATATGGACGAACGGCCCAGCATACACACGCGCCGCAGGGCCGCCGGTCGGCGCGGCGGTTTGCGCTTGTGCGCCAGCCTGCGCTTGTGGTGGCCTTGTGCTTACGATGCGCGAGCCTGATCCTCTGCCTCCCATGCTACTTCTGCGCCTCCTTCCTGCGCTTCTTGATGGTGTCCTGAAACGCCTGTATCTGTACGATGTTGCCGTAGCATTCGTCCGGCACATCACCGTAAAAAATAATCTTGGACGGCTTGAGCCTGTCCATCATTTCCCGGTAGCCGTCGATAAATAACTGCTTTTGTGCCGCCGCCATCTGCGTCCCAACAGCAGAAACAGCCACGCACCCGCCCACGGGTTCACCGTCAAAGCACCAGTCATAGGAACGGTGGTCGCTCCAACTGATGGTCGGAATCACCAGCATTCCCTCGTACTGCCAGTACGCGCCCAGCCAGTGCTTGCGGTAATGGTTGTAGAGCTGAATAGCCACAGGAAAGTCGGTGTATGTTGAAAAGTCGGGAGTCATGACGGCAGGAAAGCGCTGCAACAGCGGCAAATAGGTGTCCGGCTGTGCCCATAGGCGCGTAAACTGGTAATCGTCGATAAAGAAGTGTACGCCATGCCGCGACTGTTCTTCCTTCGCGGTTTTGGCATAATTGAAGCTGATCCAGTTTTCTACGTCGCAGTCCTCCGGGGCGATATACGGAATGCCTAAATCCATCGTGCCCTGAAAAATGCCCTTGTTCAGGTTTTCGTAGTTCCGTTCGGCGCGATATTGCGGCATAGTATCCGCCCCCTTTCTGCGCACAATAAAGGACTCACACGGCGCTGCCCTTACGTCGTATGAGTCCTTGCAAACACCCCGAATAAGGACCTCCGCATAGATGCGGGAAGGAGGCGAACCCGCCAGCGCCGGAAAGACCGAAACGTGCGCATTGCGGAAGCCGATGTCTGCCCATATAACATAACACGCTTGACAGGAAATGTCGCGGGACAAAGCGGGACAACCTCCACGTCAGGTGCTCTTATCATCCTTGAGATAACGATAGCACATCTTGCGCGCCGTCTCACCCCTTCCGCTGGCGCCCCACAGGGAGAACGCCGATTGCTCCCACGGCAAACCATTGACAAAGCGCAGGGTGAAAAGCTGCCGCAGAAGCGAGTCCTCTATGCCGTCAATATACGCTTCCAGCCGCTCACGCTCCAGCAGACAAAGGGTCTGCCGAGTGCTGATGGTTATGCGCATATTTGTGATGGCGTTGCGCTTACGCAGAATATTGCTTTCAAGCTGTCCGATGCGCATAACCATGTTTTCGACCGGACTGCTTACGTTGTGCGCTTTGGGCATGTCCGACAGGGGAGGAGACGAACAGTCGCCAATGGCAGACCGCAGTTCTGCCAGCAGTCTTTCATCTTCGGCGCAATCCGTTTCCAGCCGCTCAAGCTGCCGTTTATTCAGTTCCACCTCGCGGTTCAGGTGGTACAGCTTCGACAGTTCTTTTACTGTCATACGCAACTCTCCTTTCGTGCCCTTTCCAAACGCACCCGCAGGGCGTTCAGGAGGCTCTCCTGCGTCTTTTCCTTGCCGGACAGGGCTTTCATCACGTCCTCATCCACGCCGCCCTGCACAATCAAATGGTGGATGATTACGGGATACTCCTGCCCCTGTCGGTGGAGGCGCTTGTTGGCCTGCTGGTACAGCTCCAGACTCCACGTCAGCCCGAACCAAATCACATGATGTCCGCCACGCTGGAGGTTCAGACCGTAGGCACAAGACGCGGGATGCGCCAGCAGAATGTCAATCTTGCCAGCGTTCCAGTCCGCCTCATCCGCCGCGCCCTCATACACCCTCACGTGTAGCTTCGTCTTTCCCAGCGCCTCCAGCAGCCGCGCCTTATCGTGCTGGAAATTATAGAACACAAGTGCTCGCTGCCCGTTTAGCTGCTCCACCGTCTCCATGAACGCCTCAATCTTGCAGTTATGCACCACAGTCGCATTGCCCGCCTCGTCGTATACCGCGCCATCGCACAACTGCAACAGCTTGTTGGTCAACACGCCCGCCGAATTTGCCGTGATGAGCGTTTCGGGGTCAACCTCCAGCAGCATATCCCGCTCCAGCCTGCTATAAGCCGCCTGCGCTTTCTCGTCCAGCTTCACGGGGATTTCTTCGCTGATGCAGTCTGGAAGGGCCAGATAGTCGCTTGCTTTCATGCTGATGCATATGTCACTCAGCAAACCGTAGATTGCCTCCTGCGCCCCTTCACGGGGCTTATAAGACCACACCGTCGCGCCGTTACGCTTGTCCGGCAGAAAAAACATATCGCGGTACACCGATACCGTGCGCCCTAACCGCTTGCCGCCGTCCAGCAGATAAATTTGACTCCACAGGTCAGTCAGCCCATGCGGGGTAGGCGTACCGGTTAGCTCAATCATGCGGCGAATCCGGGGATGCATGACTTTGAGCTTTTTGAAGCGCAACGCCTGATGGTTTTTGAAACTGGATGACTCATCCAGCACTACGCAGTCAAACGGCCATGTCCTTTCCTTGTGGTGTGGGTCAGAGTAATAGTCCACCAGCCACGCCACATTGTCTCGGTTGATGACATACACATCCGCTTCCGCCGCCAGAGCGGCCTCTCGTCGCGCCGCCGAACCGAGCACCACAGACACCCTTAAATCGGACAGGTGATCCCATTTTGCGGTTTCATTGCTCCATGTTGCTTCTGCTACCTTTTTCGGCGCCACCACCAGCGCACGCCGCAGGGCGAACCGATGATATTTCAGTTTGTAAATGGCGGTCAGGGTAATCACCGTCTTGCCGAGTCCCATATCCAGAAACAGGGCAATGTTTGGCGTTTCGATGATCTTCTCCTCACAGTACCGCTGGTAATCATGAGGGACAAACTTCATGCCCCGCCGCCTCCTTCGCATCGGCCGCAGTAGTCAATTACTTCCTGAACCTTCTCAGGAGAATCTACCGCAGAAAACACCTTAAAGCCCAGCTTCCGCAACCCAGCCTGTACGAAAAGCTGCCGCTGCCGTTCCACTTGTCCCGGACGTTTCAGCTCTACGAACACCGTTTCCGCACCGGGAAGCAGAATAATCCTGTCAGGCACTCCTGTAAAACCGGGGGTCACGAATTTCAGACAGCGGGCCTTTGGAACGCGCGCCTCAATCCCGTCGCGCAGCATCCGCTCAACACTTTTTTCCAGCATCAGTTACTTGCCTCCCAAATCGTAAAATTCGCCTACTGGTAACTCTCGCGCGCCCGCGCGCGTATAGACGGGCACGATCAGGCGGATAGGCGTTTCGCGCGCGCCCCTAACGCCCATATTTGTAAAGTCTATTAAGAAAGAATGTTCCAATGTTACCACTCACTTAAAAAGCCTTGTTTTTCAAGGGTTTTAGGATTTTTTCTGGTAACATTCTTGGTAACATTCGCGGGAACATTCTCGAATTGGAAAAAATTGAATGTTCCCGCTCGCTGGTAACATAAAAAAGATTGTTCCCATAGAATGTTACCACTTTTCCGAGAATGTTCCCGCTTTTTGGGGGAGAATGTTACCATTTTCACGGCACAAAAAAAAACGCGCCCCGCCAATTTCGACGGGGCGCTCATAAGCGTTATTTGTTCAGTTTGGCAAAGGTGATTTCATATTCGCCCATGGCAGTAAAGGTGGCAAGGACAGCGTTCAGGGCTGCCAGCGCAGCATTCTCAATCGTGAGACCGGTGGTAAAAGCCGTCGCAAGCAGCATGGTAGCGAGGCACACGATGTACACAAATACTCTGGTAGGAATCTTCCAAACCTTGTCCAGCGGAACCTTGAAAAGCTGCACGACAAGCAGTGTGAAGGTGGCCGCACCCGCGATGGTGGCAAGGTATGCCCACGTCAGCGGTTCGGTCGGAGTTGCGGCGGCGGTTTCGCCCTCCGCCAGAGCCATGACGGGGACAGCAGCCAGCACCAGAAACAGGGTCAGCATCAGCGGGGTAAACAGTTTCTTCATGTTCTTCATAGGTTATTCTCCTTTCAATTTCGGGTCGCGAGGTAGGTGTCGAGTTCCGATTTCACGGTTTTCAGCTTTTCAATGCCGTTTCCCGTGATCTCGTGCATCAAAAGTGCGTTCTGCACTTTGAGCAGTTGTGCCATGTCCGCAGACAGCTTGTCAAACTTTTTGTCTCCGGCATCGAGGCGGGTTTGATGCGCCGCTTCCACGCGCTCCACACGGTTCAGCCGGTCGTTTTGACCCGCTTCTTGCATAGAACGGCAGCGAAGAAAAAGGTGTCGGAAGGCCTCCACACCTTTATCCACAGCCACAAGGGCAGCCAAAACTCCCAGAACAAAGAGGATGGTGGTTTCCAAATTGGACAGGTTCACGATGGTTGTGTCCATCGGTTACACCCCCAGAATTTCGCCGATGCGGACGTGGAGGGCTTCAAGCTCCGCTCGGCTGATTTCGATTTTTTCTTCGTCCCCGCGTGTAGCTTCGTCATCTTCCGTTTTTCCCGGCGCTTCCTCTGCGCTGATGCAGGTGAGGTAGGTTTCGCCATTATCGCCCGTCATAGCATAGCCGGTCACGCCGCCGTGGCACACCTGCCACCACGCCGCGTCCGTATCGTCCAGCACGTCCACGGTCTCACCGCGGTTTACCCGTCCCAGTGCGGTTGCGTTTTTGCCTTTGGCCGCCCGGATGTTGAGATAACTGCCCGGACAGGTAACTTTTGCTTGATGCAAGGGATTCACCTCACTTTTATTATCGTTGGGTTGACCTTCGACGGTTTCAGCTTTGCCGCTGTCACAGTCGATGTACGTCACGCTCACGCCCTCCCGCATAGCCTCCTCAACGGCGGCACGGAACGTGTCCATCGTCACGCCGTACAGACGGGACCAGTGCAGGATGTCGCCGTGATTACTCGCCAGCTTGCGGCTGTTCAGCTCTCGGTGATCCATGACCGCCAGCGCCGCGCCTTGCGAAAAGTTGCGAACGACGGCTTGCGGGGTCGTACCGAACAGCATACACAGGTGCGCAGTCAGATCGACTGCCGCACCCATGACTGCCGCTTGAAAGTACGCTTCGTCCTTTTTGTTGTCCTCGCAGATTTCAAAACCAACGTAGCCGAGCTTGTTGGCATTTCCGTTCGTACCGCTGCCGGACAGCCAGCAGCGATAGTTCCACGGGAGAGTTTGATAGACCGCCACCGTACCGTCCGCCAGCTTGCCGATGTATGCGGATGCGCACACGTTCAGCCCTTTGCGGTTGTGCGAGTTGCCGTTGGTGTTCTTGCCCAGCCGTCCATCATCTGGCTGAACGTAGCGCTTCAAATACGGGTTATTCGCCCCCGTGCTATGTACCTGTACCCCGACTGAGGTCTGCTTTGTACCGCGGGTATAGCAATCTGCGTTCGTGAAGAAGCGCCGATAGATAATCAGTTGCCGCACGGTTCATCACCTCCGTTTGTGCGGCTGACTGGCGTATTAGCTGCCGCCCTTGGCAAGGTCAGGAAACTGCTCTTCGAGCTCGTTGATACGCGCCCGCCACTCAGCGCGCTTGGTCGCAATGTCCTTGATGTCGGCGGTCACATCCTTCAAAAAGGCAATGATGCCGGTGGCGCTGGTACAGGCCAGCAGACCTTCAAGGGTTTTGAGGATGCTGTAATCGCTATCAGCGAGCAGCGATTTGAGGGCGGTGATTTCGCCCAGTGCGTTGGTGGAGTTCTGAGTGTTGTTTGTGGTATTAGGCATGATGATTCTCCTTTCGACGTTGTTTTTTACTAATCCACGGCTTAACCGCGAACAAGTCAAAGTAAAGCAGATCAACTGATCTCAGGACGGTGTGCGCGTCTTTTTCCTTGAAGATACCGCGCCACGACATGTAGGCGCGCTCCATGTCATTAAGCGTCATTTTTTCGGCATCCTCCTGCGTTCCCGCCACCCACAAGGGGGTGGCGGGATTGTTTCGGATTAGCCGGAAATTCGGAAGCAGATGGGAGCGCGATACGTGCCGGACGCGTTGTTGGCGTACGCGCAGCCGTTGTGGCTGACAGCCACGAAGCCAGCGGTAGTGCCGCCAGAAGCAGAAGCCAACCACCAGTAGCTCCGCAAGTTACCGCCCTGAACGCGCTTGACGCGGTTCATGTTGTGAGCGAAGAGCGGATACTGGATTTCGTTGCCAGCCGTCCACCCCGTCGTAGTCATGATTTTGGCGCCCATGACTTCAAACTCAGCGGGAAGCCACAGCTTACCTACGTTCGTCCACTGCTTTTCGTTGTCGGTGGAAAGGACGTTGCTCTCGTGATAGCGCGTCTGCGTATAAATCAACTTGTCCGCGATAACGCTTTTCAGTGTATCGGGCAGGTAGTAGTAAATACCGTCCGCCGTATAGTCCTTGTCCACCATTTCAAACGGTTTGGTCGTGCTGTTGGGAACCTGCCCCGCCAGAGAGTTGACGAACAGATAGCCGTTGCTTGCGCACCATGGATCTTTCAGCGTTTCAGACGTACCGTTGTTGATGATGATAAGGTTCATCTGGAACGCCTCCGGCCACAGCTCACGGGTCACGAAGTCGATGTGGTTGCCGAGTTCCGTCGCACCATAGCCCGTATACGGGTTGATACCCGCGACCTGCGCATTGAAAACGCGATTGTTGGAAGTAGTGAAGGGGATGTAGTCCGCCACATGGATCTGCGAGTAGTTACCCGCCGTAATGCGCGCCTTAATCCACGCCCACACGTTGTCATAGCTCGCGATTTCTTCCGCGTGCTTCACCGTCAGGTCAACACCGGGGTAGTAGCCATCGTTCGAGATGCCGATGATGTCCGCAGTATTGCCGTTCAGGCTGATTCGGTCAACGTAATTTGCCATAGTTCTTTTCCCTCCGTTCTTACTGCTGGTTGTTCAGGATGAATGTGCCGTTTGCGAGGGATGCCGTGATGGCACGACTGTCATACACGGTCATTTTCATTACCCCGTTTTCAAGGGCCAGTCCGTAGGCAAGCCCCACCAGCCCGGTCATGCGCGAGTCGGTGTAGGACTTTGCGTATTTCCGGGCCATGACCCAGAACGGCAGTACGAGTTGCAGAATTTTGCTCATTGTGCGCGCCTCCTTACTGCGGTACGAACACGCCGGATTCGTTGGTGATATACACCTTCTCGTCCGTGTCAGCCGTAACGTACAGGATAGAAAAAGGGGCGAACACCTGCTCGATGCTCATCCCCTCGATGCCTTGCCCCGTCGTCGGGAGCGTTTCGGGCGTTTCGCTCGCCACAATGAGCGCCCGGACTACCGTTTTTCCGTCTCGTCTGGCGACGGGTTCAACACTTACTGCTTTCACGCTTCGTTCTCCTTTCCGCTTACAATATTCTCCTTGTCAATCTCATCATGCAGATACGCAGCAAGAGCGTTAAGATCGTTATCGCACGCCACGACGATGTAGCAGTTATCGCGCCCCTGCACAATGAGCTGGTTCAGAGCGTCTTTGATTGCGCGGACAACTGCCGCCGCCTGCGCAGTAGACTTGATTTTATCCATGATGCACCGCACCTCCCGTTATGTGCCGATTGCGATCCAGTGTACCTCGCGGCTGCCCGACCCCGAACCACCTGACATACATACCTGAAAGTTGCTGCCGGTGATAGCCTGCGTTTTAAGGGCGTTTACACCGTAGGCGCTGGATCCGTTAGCCGCGTCGCCATACGACACGATGACAACAGGCGTAGACGAAAAGCTCGACGCGCCTGAGCCGCTTGAGTAGGAAACAGAGGCCCATGAAACCCCCGTAACGTATGTTGTGCCCCATGCGCACTTGAACGGCAGTAGTGCCAAATCAATCTGTCCCGATGTGATGTCATTGCCGCTGTGCGAGTGTGATGTTGCCGCCGCGCCTATGTTGGCAGGTGTGATGCCCAGATTGCTTCTGGCTTCTTCGGCGGTACTTGACCCCGTACCACCCTTTGCAAGCGGGAGGATGCCATTGGAGAAGCCGAGCGCCGTCAGCAGGTTCGTAAGCGTCACATAGCCCGCTGTCTTTCCGTCTGCATCCATGAAGGGGATTCTGTCTCCCGCAACGGGCGTGACGGCGGAAAGCGCGTTAATCAGATTGTACAGCGCGGCGGCGGCAGTCGTTCCGCCTGTTCCGCCACGGCTGATGGGAATCGTCCCGTTGAGCTTGGTAGCACCGTGGTAGATGTCCCAGTCACCGTTGATTTGCACAGCGCGCTGTCTCGTGCCCTGCATACCGACACTGACGTTCAGCCCGCCGTCCATGCAGAAAATAACATGGTCGGAAGTTAGTGCAGTAACGGTCGTTTGAGAGTAGCTGCCAGATTGATTTTGCAGACCGTCGATTGCCGTAACCCGTACCTGATAGCCACTCGTGCCGCCGATACTGCCGCCGATGACGGTTGCGGATCCGTTGGTGATAGCTTGCGCGGTGCTCCATGTATCGGACCCGGCAGGAGCATACTGTGCTTGGAGCGTTACAAGACTGTTTTTGCCGTTTACGCTTGCGATTGTCACGCTTGCGTTTACGCTGATGTATGCGCCTGTGTCGCTTGGTGTGCCGTTGCTGGTGCATCGGTACGCCGCAAGAGACGCGAAAATCGGGGAAAAGTAGTCGTAGACGGTGATCGTTTTGTCCGTTGCTGATGCTGCATTGCCGTAGGCGTTCGTAATTTTTGCCTTACACGTCAGCATCCCGGTTTCCATCAGCGCATTCGTCGTAAAGGTTGTTTCACTTTGCGAACTTTTCTGCTGAGAACCGCAGGAAAGCAGGATGTTCTTGTAGGACGAGCCGCTGCCCGGAGAACTGCCGCTTAGTGTCAGCTTGGCAGTGCTGTACCCTTTTACATATACGTCCCAGTTTGACGGGACAGTTGCGGGTTGTACCAGAGCAACTGACAGCGTACCCGCGGTCGGCACAATGCTCGCAGGGTCAACCGTGATGGTGAATGAATAGACTTCTGTGCCCACGCAGGATGAGTAGCTGTCATCCGTGTACGTTTCGAGCTGTGCATACGCCGTACCGGTCGGCCAGCTCGTCAGTATGCTCATCGACGTGTAGCTTATTCCTGCATCCAGATACTGCGTTTGCGCGTGAGTGCTGTCTCGACTCCAGCGCACGATGTGGCAATAGCTGTCCTCATAAGCGTTCAGAGTCAGTCCGATTGCGTTGCCCTGCGCGATGGAGGACGCGCTGAGGTAGCCGGTAGACTTGGAAGCGGCGGAGTAGTTGATGGTGATGGTGATTGTACAGCCAGTGCGGACGTTTAGGACGTTGCTCGTGCTGCTACCGCCGCCCCACACCGTAAAGGTGATACTGCCGCCCGTGAAATTGAGAAGCGCGGAACTGACGCTGTACGCGACTTGCGTCTGCGAACCTGCGCTGTCAAGGTCGAGGCTGACCTCAAAGTAGTTTGTCGAGAACCCGGCCGTTGTCTGTGAATAAACCGTGATGTCGGAGAACGACACGACCACACTTTGAATTGAACTGCCCGCGCCGGGGAGACTGCCGCTGCTCTGGTAAAAAGAAGCGGTTACAGTATTTCCGCGTTTTCGGTAGGAGTTGGTCGGGGAAATACTGCTCGATGAAAAGACCACTGACGGCATAGTTCTTTGTCCTCCTTAGCTTTCTGCGCTTACATAGCGCAAGGAAAGACCGTTGGATGTTTTTGCCCATACGAACGTGTTCTTGCCCTGCGCGCCGATAGCGAGGCTGTTTGTGATTTGCGCGTCGGTGATATACAGCTTTTTGTTGCTGATGTACGCAACCTCTGTTGCAACCGAGCCGCTGTACTGCCTGAATGAGAGCCGTTCGTTTGTCAGCAGGGTACGGAAAGCACTGTTGGACTTGCCGATTTCCACGCCGTCGTTGCTTGCGCGAATCAGTGTAGAGTACTTAGTGTCTACGCTACCCGCGGCGTTCTGCGCAGTCGCTTCAAATTCCGCTTGCAAGGATTCTGCTGTTTGCTTTAACGTACTGTTGAAGGTTTTAAGCAATGAGTCGTACTGATTCGTGACGTAGGTTGACGATGCCTTGCTCTCGATGGAATCCTGCAAAACAGAAAAAGTAGTGTTGACGGAAATAAGCTGTTCAAGGATTTGTGGGATGTTCATGTCCTGTACAGACTGCCATTCCGTCCCGTTATATCGGTACAGTTTGCAGTTGTCGTCTGTATCAATCCAGAGATCCTGCTCCTTTGCGTCGGTGGGCGGGGTGCCCTGATAGTAGGTTTTTGCACCTGCCTCGCCGTCCTCTACCAGCTTTATCGGGGCTGCCCAGACGGAGACGGATACGGTTGCCGTTCGCGCCACAGCTTGGGATTGGATGACCCAGCATGGGTTGCCGTCCGCGTCGGGCAAAGATTGTGTCCAGCCGTCCAATGTACCTGTCAGGGATGCGGTGGCGAAGGTGTACAGAAGTGCGCTGGCAGGTACGTCCGGGGCACTTTCTGCTCTTTTGTACAGATGAACGACGGCGGAATTGTAGCCGTTCGTGCCGTCTGTACCGTTCTTACCGTCCGTCCCGTCTTTGCCCGGTTTTCCGTCCGCACCGTTTGTGCCGTTTTCCACCAACTTAGTGGCGGTAGTCCATGCAGAGGCGGGAATGGCGATGGACGCTTCTTTGGAAATGGCGGCGGCGCATGTGGTGTAACATGCGTTTTCGCCATCTGGGACGGTTCGGCTCCAGCCGCCCATGTCTCCCGCCAGTTCGCCGGTTGCAAAGGTGTATGTTATTACAGCGGTGGGAGGTTCAGGGGTGGAGGCGAGGCGCTGATAGAGCGTGATGACTGCCTGATTATAGCCATTTGTGCCGTCCTTACCGTTTGTGCCATCCTTGCCATTTGTCCCGTCTTTGCCCGGTTTTCCGTCTGCACCCTTTGCGCCAGTGTTGACCTTGCACCAGTTGATGCGAAGAGTCACGACAACAGGGGAGGTAACGTTCACGCTGAGTACTCCGTTGAGGGAATCTGCGTTGCCCAACGTTACGCCATCGGCTACGGTGATTGTGATGGGGACTTCTTTGCTTTCCAGCGCCGTGCCGATGGTAACGGTCATACCTTCTGGAGCACCCGTCACGCTTGCAACGGTCGGCGCGACGGAGGCTTTGCCCGTGTATGCCGCGACGTTGCTCGTGAACATCTTTTCACCTGTTACCGTTCCGTCTGCCGCCGCAGGGAAAGCAATGCTTGTGGCAGTCAGCATCACGCCGGAGTATTCGTCCTGTTGGTTAATGTGCAGACCGTTGAAATCAAGGGCGGTAGACCATGACTTGCCGCCGTCCTTTGTGAAGCCAATACCAAGGTTTGTTCCGTCGAATGCACCGATGCGGATCTGCCGCTGGTCACTGGTCGGGTCAATGAGGTAGATGTTGTCATTGTTCCAGTAGAAATCTCGTGACCCGCTGATTTTGACGAGCTGCGCGTTCAGTGTGCCAGTCGTAATGTTATCACCGTTGATGACCGTTTTGCCGCTGGTAGCGAGGTCAACCGATGTGATTGCGCCCTCAACCGTTACATCGCCAGTTAGGCGATACTTTTGTTCAACTGCGTCGAAGTAGATGCAGTCTTGCCATGCGCCGTCGTGGTAACGCTGCATGGAGAAGGTCGTTGCATTGGCAATCAAACGGGCAGCGGCCGCGCCATCGTGCAGCAGCTCACTGACGAAGCCCTCCTTGCGATTGATGCGGTTGCCGAAGTAACTTTTTCCCGTGCTGACATAGCGCTTTGCTTGTAGCTCTGCGGCGCTGACATACGGTACTTCGTCCTCATCGTCATCAGCGACGCCGTTTTGCAGGTCGCAGACAAAAGAAGGATTGCATCGAATGCTGATTGACGCGGCAATCAGAAGAATAGTTTCACCCTTTCGCGTGACGGAAAAGGTGTCTCCTACTTCAAGTAGCGGGTCGAGATATGTGCCCGAAAGTTCGTAGGGGATAAAACTGCGCCCGATTAGTCCTGTTTTGGAAGCGAGAACGATAACGCTGCCTTGCAGAGCGCTTTCGTCGGAAAGTGTAAGTACGCCGTTTGAAAGAGCACCGTCTGATACGAACAGTACCCCGCTCTTGAGCGAATAGCTCGCGCCTATTCTCTCCACCATTTCCTGTGTAGCATATTCGCACCCCGCCGCCAGCTCGATACCACTGTCATTGCCGTAGGTAAACTGGTTGTCCGCTGAATCTGTCAGCGTAATACGCGATATGCTTTTCTTGCCGGTTGAAAGAGGGGTGTACTGCATGTACGCTGTGCCGAGTGCCTGTATAGGTGAATCGGTGTCTGGGTACTGTACAAGCCTGAGTTCGCCCTTCTCTGTCATAACGAAGCTGCCGCCGTGCGCCGCGGCAATCATGGAAAGAATTTCCGACATAAGCACATCCTCGTTAGGATATGCGACTTTGTAGTCCCCGCCTGTTTTGATGACCGTGCGCGAGTCAACGGTTACACCCATAAGACTGACAATCTCGTTGAAAACGTCTGCCATAGCCACGGGCCAGACGGTATACTGCGTTTTATCGAGGTAGGTACGTCCGGCCAGCATCATGCCGTCGCGGCAGGTCAGCGTTACCAGACTGCCGGAGGTAGAACGCCGGGAAACCCAGTATTTGCCCTGCTTTACCCAGTCTGTGACCGTATTTCCATTCCGGCTTTTCAGCCTGCAAAACGCCTGTACGCAAGCCGCTTTCGGGATGGTTTCGTTTGCGTGCGGACGCACGGCGATGGTCAGCGAACCTGTGCAGCAGCGCCCGATACACGGCTCCTGCATGAGGGGTTTTTCGATGATGGGCGTTCCCTGAATGTCGGATTCTCGATACTCGCTGCCGCCAATCAGAAAACGGTACTCTGTGACGTGCGGGACGGCGAATACCGCCGCCCAGTTGTCAGGGCGGCTTTGCATTATACCGTCGCCTCCTTAACGCTGATAAGCGTGAAGGATATATCGTCCAACTTGATACCCTCATCAGTAAACCGCTCAATCGCCGCTGTGATCGAGGTGTTGTAAAACAGGCGGGTGCATACCCCGTCCAGAAGGTCGGGGTATTGCACCGATACGCCATCGTCACCGCCTTGCAAGTCGGCTTCAAGCTGCTGCGCCGTTTCAAACGGCATAGGCCCCAGCTTTAGCGTCAGCTTGCGCTGATGAGACTTTACGTTGGGGTGCATCACGTCTCCAGCGTCACGTCCCGCATCCTCATCGTTGGTGTTCTCACGCGCCCAGCCCAGCCCGGTTTTAGCTTTGACATATGGGGCGTAGTCATGCCCGTTGATTTTGAAAACGCCTTTTGCAGACATGCTCATGCACCTCCATAACTTCTAATCTGCGATCTTTGCAGATAATTCAGAGCTTTCATCAGGCTTTCGCCGTCAATCGTCAGGTTCTTGCCGCGCAGAACATCAATCAGTTCGCGCAGAAGGTCGCGCTGGTCGGACATGGTTTCGTCAAAGTTTGTCGTGAACGCCGTAATGGGGTCGGAATCGCCCACAGACGGGCTTTCAGCGGCTACCCTTGTCTTATACGGGATTACCGTTCCAGCCGCCACAGCAGGCGCGTAGAAGCCGCCAGCGGCGGTCAGCATAGAGGCAATTTGCATGAAGGTTGCGGCAATATCGGAAAGCCGGCTCGCAACTCTATCCATGCCGGATACAACTGCGTTGCTTGTCATCTCAACGTCCGGGGCGCTGATGCTGGAATCGGCGATAGAGCTTGCAAGGTTGCCCATTGTCTTGAAAACCGCATCTTCTTCGTTCACGATGCCATCATTCAGACCTTCCATCATGAAGCCGCCGATGGATTTGAAAACCTTCGACGGGGACGCAATGCCCAGTGTGCTTTTGACGCTGTTCACGAGACTCTTGAACTTGTTGACGACGCGGCTCTTGAAGTCGCTCCAAAGTCCAGTGATACCGCCCTCTGTACCGTTAGTGATACCTTCACCGACGCCGCTCCAGTCAACCTGCTTCGCTTCGTCGCGTGTGCCGGTAAACCAACCGATAACGGTGTTTTTGATGTTCTGCCATGCGGTATCCGCAGTAGACTTCACGCCGTCCCATGTGTTGGAAAGAAACTCCGTCGTGTTAGTCCATGCGGTTTCTGCGCCGGACTTTATGTTGTCCCATGTATCGGAAATGGTTTGTTTAACGTTGTCCCACGTTTCCGTTGCGCGTTTGGAGAGGTCGTCCCATACGCCGGAAACCGTTCCTTTGATGCCCTCCCAGATTTCCGATGCCGACCCCTGCAAGCCGGTCCACACGTCAGAAATCGTGGCTTTAACATCGTTCCATTTTTCGGTTGCGGCATCTTTCAGATTGTTCCATGTGTCAGAAATAGTAGTCTTAACACTGCTCCATACGTCCGTCGCGGTTCCTTTCAGGTCGTTCCATACACTGGAAACAGTGGTTTTAATGTTCTTCCACTTTTCACTTGCGGCATCTTTCAAGTTATTCCATGCGTCGGAAACAGTAGTTTTGATGCCCTCCCATGTTTCAGACGCACTTTTGGAAAGTCCATCCCAAATGCCGGAGACGGTATCCTTGATACCCTCCCATGCCGTGGAAGCCGCGCCTTTGATGTCCTCCCATAGACCGCTGAAAAATCCGGCAAAGTCTGCGACGATTCCTTCAACCCAGTCGAGAATGGCTTTCCAGCCCTCTGTCAGTCCGCCCAGCAGGCCATCAATGATGAAGCCGCCCTGTTCCTTCATAACGGTGGAAGGGGAGGCTATGCCGAACGCTGCTTTGAAGCCGTCAATGAAGGGCTTGAAGATGTTATCGTAAATCCATGTACCGATGTCGAGAATCGCGTTCAGAATACCGGCCAGTAGACCGGCAATGATGTTTCCGCCGTACTCGTCGAAATATTCACCGAAATACGTCTTTACATCTTCCCACGCCTGCTTGATGCCATCCCAGATATTAGACGCGAGAGAGGCAATCAGCGCCGTAGCGCCGCCGATAGCCGCGCCCAGCAGCTCAAACATGCGGGAGACGAGACCTTCCCAGTCAATCGACTCGTAATAGCCCGTCACGGCATTGTAGAGTGCAGTGCCGAGTTCTGTCCACTCAATCCCCTCAATGAATCCGATAGCGGCATCCATTGCAGATTTGGTGAAGTTGGAAATGAACGTGCCCCAGTCGGTGAGCCACTGCTCGATGTCGAGACCGTTTACAATGCCCGCAAACTGCTTGCCGAGATCCTCCCACTTCACAGAGGCCAAAACGGTATTTGCAAGCGTGAACGCACTCGATACGAACGTGTTCAGCGATGTCGTGATGCTTGCAATCATCCCCGCAACGTCGAGGCCGTTGACAATATCGCCGATTTTCTTACCCACGTCTGCCCACTGAATGGACTGCATGAAGCTGGTGATTGCGTTGAAAACGCCCTTGATGCTTGCGTTGACGGAGGTAACGAGGCCGCTCCAGTTGATGGTGTTAAACCAGCTTTGCACACCTGTTCCAATCGACGCGCCCATCTGCTGCCAGTTGATGGTCGTGACAAAGCCCTCGATGGCGTTAATCAGCGCGTTCCATTTGTTGGCGAACGTCGCGCCGATGGTCGCCCAGTCGGTGTTTTCAAAGACGCTGTTCAGCCCCGCAGCCAACCCTGCGCCCAGTGTAGCCCAGTCAAACGTGCTGAGGAAGGTGTTGAGCGTACTGAACACAAGGTTCAAGCCATCAGAAATCAGCTTACCGAGGTTTGCCCAGTCGAAGCCGGACACGAGGCCGTTCAGGATAAGGGCAATTCGGTTTGCCCATTCTACGGCAAGCGGCTGTACTGTCACAATCCAGTCATCAACTGCGGTCACGATGCTGTTCAAACCGCCAGCGACGATTTCGCCGATGCCCTCCCAGTCACCCGCTTCAAAGGCAGTTTTGAGGGAGGTGAAAAAGTTCTGCACGGATTCAGGAAGCAGACTTTCAATAGGCACATCTTCGTACAGGTCGCCCGCGCTGCTCCCGCCGCCCCCTCCGCCTCCAGAATTGGTGGAGGAAGCCTTGTTCAGTTCATCAAAGCCGTAGACCTCATTTTTCAGTTCCTTCGCTGCTCCTGCCGCACCGCCGAGGCTTTTGGCATACTCGTCGGTTTGTTTTTTGGCGACCGTGACCGTGCCTTTGCCAGACAACAGAGCGAAGAAAGCGTTCAGATAGGAGATTGCCCTTGAAATCCAGCTGATAATTGTAGAAATCGCGGGTGCGACGGCGTTTACCAGATTGCCGAAGGTAACGGCCAAATTGGCGGACAGCCCTTTCACAGCGTTCTTCATGCTCGACATAGAAGCGTTAAATGCCGAGGAATACTGCGCGAGGGAACTCACACATGCCTTGATAGACTGAATGGTACCCGAAATGAACGTGCTCTTGATGCTCGAAAGCAGGATGGTTTTCAGACTTGTCAGGGACTTCACGAGTCCCTGAACGCTGAGCACGCCATCTTTTGTCTTACTGAAAAACTTTTTCAGCCCGTTCGCCGCTGCTTTTGCGCCGGTAAATACGCCCTTAAAGACCATTTTCGCCAGTGCCGCATTCATGCGCAGAGCGGTAGAAGCCGCGCTTTTCAGTACGTTTCCAAACTTCTGCATAGCACTACCTGCGGTGCTTGCATCTTTGGGCTTTTGCCGAAGTTCGGAGTCAACACGTCTGAGGGAGGCTTCGGAGTTTGCGGCAGGGTCAGAAATCACATCAAACCCTGCGGCAGTTTGCTCGTAGCCCGCGAGCTGTGCCTGCATATTCCGCAGCGCACTGGACATTTCCTGATACTGTGTTGTATCCGCACCGCTTACATAAGCTGTGCCGTTTGCCTGCATGGACTGCATAGAGCGTTCATAAGATTCCAGCGCGTATTCTGCGTTCTGAATCTGGATTTCAAGACGCTGCCACTCGCGGGAAGTCTTGCTGGTTCCCATCTGCTCCATTACGTCGCGGCGGTCATACAGCCTGAAAAGCGTCTGTTCGGCTTTTTGTGCGGAAACCGCAAGCTGCTCATACTCAGACGTTGTGACTTGCTGACTGCCCAGCCTTTGCAATTCTGCTTCCAGCTGTGTAGCACTGTCCCTCGCCTTATCCACGTTGACTTGGAAGCGCACCATCTGAGCATCCGTCTTGATGCCCATCCGTTCGCTGTCAGCAAGACGTTGGAGCTGATTGCCCAGCGACGTACAGGAACGTTCTGCCGCGCTCATGCTCTTTCCGAAATCGGATGAAGATACCGCGCTGGACAGCCGTGAGTTCAGCGTTTCAGCACTTTGCGCGGCGGCGTTAATCGAGCTTCCTGCCTGCTGACAGGCAGAAAAAAGCGGCTGCATACCATTTGCAGCCGCACGCCCGGACTGGTTAATCGCCTGCGTTACTCCTCGGATGGCTTGTTGCATCCTCTGAGATCCGCGTTCAAAGCCGGTATTGTCCAGCCCGGTATCAATGATAATAGAGCCGTCTGCGCCGTTTGCCATTAAGTTTCACCTTCTTCCGGGAGAGAATCAAACATGGATTGCAGGGTGTCCTCCGCCTTTTGCGGGGCGGGTTTTTCTTCGATACGGCAAAGATTGATGTTGGAGCGATAAAACTCCTGCTCGTATTTTTCCAGCTTCTTTCCCCGCGCTTTCTTCTGTCGGATGGTCAGAACGAAGCCAAACAGCCCGTCGTGGTCTACGGACTGGTAGTAGCCGAGGAATGTCCACCAATGCAGGTAGGGTAGAGCACGGACTTCCGTTCCCGCCGCTTTATTGACGGCGGGGAAAATCAGTTGTTCGTCCTTGTCCCAGTTGATTGTCTTGGGTGCGGGCGTATCCTCTCGCGTCCCGCAGTCGATAAACGCGGTTGCGGCAGCGTATGCCTGTTCATAGTGCTTGCTTGGGATCTTATCAAAATCCGTAAACAGGCGTCTCAAACAGACGTACACCTTTTCGCTGTCAGAAAGATTTGAGTCGTTATAGGCGGAGAATATTTGCAGGATGTTACGATAGTCCGTGCGGATTCTGTATGCTGTGCCGCATACGTCAAGGCTTGTCGGCAGTTGCCCCAGCATCCGGCGTCACATCCTTTTCGAGGTCAGCCAGATACTTTTTGACACGCTCCTGCGACAGCTTCGTTTCCGTCTCAATGGCCTGAGCGATAACCTGACCGAGAACGGTCAGCACGTTCTCAACGTAGAAAACGCCGTTGACAGACGAGAACGGATGCCGAGTTGCAAACAGCGCGTCTGCGTCATCCATGTCGAACAGCGCGTTAATGCGCTGCTTAACAACGGTTTCAACCTGTTGCAGTTTTTCCCAGTTATCGTCGAACTCCGACGTGCCGTCATTTTTAATGTCCATATCGGACAGCGGCTTAATGATGGAATCAAAATCGTCCATCAGCGCCTTATAGCGGTCGTAGATGGACACGTCACCGGGACGGATGTGCAGCTTGCAAATGACTTTTCCATAAGGGTTGACGAGGGTAATCTCTTTCGTACCGTCGTCCAGCGTGAAAACGTTCTGGTTCGTGTTTGTCTGCGGGAGCTTCGTTTTGTTCGCCATATCGTGTTTACCTCCTACAAAATGCGGCGAGGCTCCGCGTGTAGCTTTGCCCCGCCGCTCTCATCCCTTCACGCGCCGCTCATCAGGAACCGGCGGTGAAGTTGGTGATGGTGGCCTCGTTGGTTTTCATATCGTACACGATCTTCTTCTTCGTAGCCGGGCCAACGGGCGTAATCGTAACGGGAATCGCATAGCCCGCCGTGTCGCCGCCAGTAGACTGAGGCACGAACCACGCCTGACGGACGTAGCAGTAGCCGGTCATCTTCTGCGTCTTGCGGTTTGCGGTCTGGAAATATGCCTCGGCAAAGTAACCCATCAGGTCGCCTTCACCGTAGAGTTCCTCCAGCGCCACCTCGCGCAGGTGGTCGTACATCTTACGGGAGGGGTCGATGTAGTAGGGGTCGAGACCAATTTCAGGCGTATAACCGGAGTGCTTGAAGTTGGTTTCGCCCAGCACATTCTGACTGGTCTCGGTATCGGGATTCAGCTCCTTGGAGAGGTCATCGTTGTCCTTGCCCAGCGCCTCCCAGCCGCTCGTAGCTGCGGTGTAATCAACAACGAGAATGTCGCCGTCCGCGGGGTCGCCGGTGATGGACAAGCCATAGGCGGTGCTGATGTCGCTGACAACGTTGCCGTTCAGCGTCCAGTTCGAGCCATCGTAGAGGAAGGTGTACTCGCCGGATACGTCGCTGACCGACGTGCCGAAGGTGGCGGCAGTAACCGTGCAGTCGGTAACGCCCGAACTATCGCCGATGGAGACGCTGGCCTTTTCCTCGATGTCTTGCCCCGTCCAAGAGCCAAAATACATACCGCGGTTACGTTCAAGTTTTGCCATTTTCTTATCCCCTTTCACGGAAATGATGGTTAGGTCGGACGCGCTGAAAAACGCGCCGTCATTGAGATACAAAGTCCCTTTTCTGATTCGTCCGGCGTCGGAGGAGAAGAAAAGGGAACCGCTTATTAGTCGCGCATACACTTAATCAGCTCCCTTGTTCTTAGCGTCTGCGATAAGTCAGCTTGATTTGAATCTGGTATTTTGCGCTGCTTGCACCGGGCGCGGAGACGTACTGTGTCAGCGTGGGGACAACTGACAGTACGCGCCCCTCATTCACGCAAGGGAGATTGCGGGAAGAGTTTTGGTTGATAATCCAGTCAATTACGTCCTGATAGAAGCCATAATTGGCAATGTTCTGTGCTTCTGCCGCTCCGAACACTTCTTTCGACGCAAAGATGAAATTCAAGGTCTGAATATCGTTCGGAACGTGCTCGCCAAGCACATTTTCATGGTAATTCACGGTAGACGGAACCGCATACAGCGCGTACTCCGTCGCTTCTTCGGCCAGATAGTCAACCCTGAAATGGTTAGCCTTTGACAGTGCCGGACATTGGCGAAACCACTTGCGGAGGTGTTCTACGTTATTTACCGTTGGCAACGTTTCTCGCCTCCTCCAAAATGTCCTGCATGTGGTCGGCTTTCATGCGCTCAAACCAGAACGCACCCGCCAGCGGATTAGAATCCATTCGGAAGGTCAGCGCCCTGCCGGTCAGGTGCTTCTCCTGTCCGGGCGGCGAAAAGAACCGTGTAGGCGTTCCCGTATCGTCCTCGAACACGGGGATGTTCGGCCCCATGACCTCCCCGTAATACAGGTATCTGGCATACGGCGTTGCATATATGACCTGTCCTCCGCCCGGAGGAGAAGCCGCAAACGGACTTCGCGCCAGTGTGCCTGTTTCCCACGGGCAGTACGGCATACAGTAGGAAATGACCGCATTGTCGATAGCGGTCTGCACCCGCCCACCCGTTTCAAGGTTTTTGGCGCGCAGAAGGTCGCCGTCGCCGTTCCATTGAAAGGCCGCTTTAATGGTCACACTCAAGTCCCCACCACCTTCCAATGCGGGGCGTTGGGTGCCCGTCGATTGTCCGTGACCGCGAGAATCGTTACACCGTGCAGTGCTTTGATTTGTGCGGGTAGCGTCAGCATGTCCGTGTACGCTCCCTTTACCATCAGGTCGCCCTCATTCAGGGTATATAGCCCCGCCACGTCCGCAGAATTGCGCCAGTACACCGGGTCAACGTAGCTTTTGCCCCCGGCATCAGCTTTCAGTGGTATGCGAATAGTGTATTGGCTTTCGGCTTTTTGACCGTTCGCGTCTACCCTGGGCTTTTTGCCGCCGTACCA